TATTAGGAGTAGAGCATACATTTGCACTTGGAGGAGTACACGGAGGAATTAAAAATTATATATGTAGACCAGAAGACGGAAAGAAAATTATTTGGGTAGACGTATCTTCACTATACCCTAACATATTAGTACAATGGGATTTATTATCAAGACAAATTGATAAACGTGGTGTTGAAGCGTTTGGAAATATGGTTCAAGTTCGTATGGATATAAAAGCTAAAATGCACGACGAAGGATTGAGTAAAGAAGAAAAGAAGGCACTAAAAGACCAAGCAGCAAGATATAAACTTATATTGAACACGACTTCTGGTTGTATGAAAGATAAATACAAAAAGATTTATGACCCTGAATATAATACTAAAATGTGTATGTTAGGACAATTATCTTTATTAGATTTAATTTATAGACTTCATAATGCTAAACGCAGAAAGAAACCTATGTGGGCTGTAGACCCTAGCACAATTAAAGGTGTATATAGAGTGGGTGATAGTCTTGACGGAGAATATTTTAAACTAATTCAATCTAATACTGATGGTATCGCATTAGAATTATTAACTCCGGACGCAGAGGACACGATTGACCGAGTATGTAAAGACTGGGAAAAAGATTGGAGATTTAGTTTAGAGAAAACTGTTGCCGACAACTTATATGAAAAAGACGTTAACAATTATGTATTTAAAGATAGTAGCGGAAAAGTAAAAGTTAAAGGAGCGTATGTGACGAAATATGACGACGGTAATGAACAGGATACGCTATCAATTCTTGCTAAAGCCGTAGTTGAATATTTCTTAAATGGAGTAGATATTAGGACTACTATTTGTAATCCAGAAAATCCAGCAACTGATTATCAAATGATTAAAAAGTTAGGGAATATGTACGATACCCCAACTTGGAAAAAAGATTCAGGAGACGAAATAGTACAGAAAGTGAACAGGATATTCCCAAGTGTAGATAAAACTCTTGGTGGTCTATTCAAACATAAAAGAGATAAAGAAATAGGCTCACTTGATAAAGTTGAAGGTACACCAGAACACGTGTTGATAATTAACACTGATATACGTGGAAAGAAAATAGGAGAGTTAGATAATATAGATTATGAGTGGTATATAGCAGAAGCTCAAAAGCGTATCAACGATTTTTTAGGAATAAAACCAGAAAGAAAAACAAGAAAAAGAAAGGTGGAAAGCTAAAATGATATATTTAAAAATTTATATAATTACATTGATAAGTGCGACATTATTATTAAAATTTATTAGTATTATAAAGAAAAAATATGCTTATGGAATAAAATATGCGGTTTTATGCTTCCTACTATTTTATTTACCAATATTAGTGTATACAGTATTTTCGTAAAAATTTAAGATAAAGTATTGACAAACTACTAAAAGTTGTGTATAATGTTTATAAAAGAAGGAGGTTATAATATGGACTTAGAAGAATTCAAAAAAGATAGAGACGAAGCACTTGCGAGTGGAGACCCAGATAAAATGAAAGCATATTGTAAAAAGTATGACATAGATATACCAGAAGACGAGAATGTATTTCTAGCAGGTATGCACAAAGCTATTTGTAATATGTTTTTAATGCCAGGCACTAAGATTAGTTTAGACCAATATGAAAAAAGTTATAGTTGGCTTACAGCAAACGGCTATACACCGTCTGTCACAGGAGGTGAAGAATAATGGACCCATTTTTAGACCTAATATTGTATGATATTGACCCAGATAGTATGACAGAAGTTGAAAAAGAAATTTTGCTAGACGAAATGTACGAGGGAGGTGAGATAGATGTTTAGAAAACTTGCCGACGTACCAGAATGTTTAGGAAATATCAACGGAGTAGACTATGACGCAGACATATCTGTTAGAGCAATTAAAGATTATGACACAATAACTAAAGGTAAAATATATCACGTACATAAGATAACAAGTTATGGAGACCCATTTGACGTATGGATAACGAATGACAGAGGAGAGGAAGAAGACTTCGGAGAATTTTGTTTTGAAGATATAGATTAGTAGAAAGGTAGGAAATTAAAATGAATTTATTTGAAAAAAGAGAAGAAGAAAGAAGTGTAGCATATAATGTTTACACAACAAGAGATTATTCGATATTCAAAAGATTAGTAGGAAACAGAGATATACCAGAGAGTAGAATTAGTAAGATAGTAGATAGTATTCAAAAAATAGGTTGGATACATAATCCTATCGTAGTAAATGAAAATATGGAAGTAATCGACGGTCAAGGTAGACTTACAGCACTTCAAAGATTAAAAATGCCAGTGGAGTATATCATAGCCCCAGGAGCAGGTACAAAAGAGTGTGTTTATATGAATATGAATATGGTAAACTGGAAATTACCAGACTTTATCAAGTCATACGCAGAACAAGGAAACGAAAATTATCAAAGATTATTAAAACTTATGAGTAAATACGCAAATGGAAACTTAGATATAATTTCAACAGCAGTTTATAGAGTATCAAAATCAAAACATAGAGATATAAAAGAAGGTATTTTGCAATTAACAGAGGAGCAATATGAAGACGCTATACCTAGACTAGAATTTATTAAACCTTTATTAGAAAGTATTGATGAAAAGAAAATACCAGGAAGTTTAGTAACACTTATGCAAACTGTTATTTATTACTTTGATTATCCAGAAGTTGATAAGAAAAGACTTGCTTATAGTGTAGAGAAATATATTTATAATGCAACACCTTGGGTATTAAATACTGACTGTGAAAGAGAAGTTGAAAATGTATATAACTATAATATGAAGTTAGAAGATAAAATTTCAATAGCTCATTTAGTTAAAGAAGAAAGAATGAGAAGACAATTAGAATTAAATAAAGCAAATCAAGCTAGAGCATTTGAAAGAACACAAAAAGGAATTCAAGGATTTATTACTAAAACGGAGGAATAATACGTGAAAAGTAAAAAATATAAAGAAATATTTAAGTTAAAGAAAATGCTTGAGGACGCAGGAATTCCGTTCAGTTGGAATGAAGGTTGGGGCTACGACGAAGAAAAGTTAAAAGAATTACGAAAAGTAGCTCCCGACCTAGTGGAGCATTATCAAATCTGTTATCCTGTATTCGATAGTGAACATAGATGGATAAGCGTGATTGAAGGTTTTGGCACATTTGGAGCCGAGAAAGATAGATTAGAAATAATGGGAGGCTTTACTCCTTGGGAAAGATATGAGTATGGAGACGAACCTGTTATGGGTGGATTGACTGCTCGTAATGTATATCAAAGAATAAAAAATCATTGGGAGGAGCATAAAATATGAAAAAGAAAATAATTAAAATTGACGAAGAAACATTTGAAATTACTGAAATGTACGTAGACGTAGAGGAAGAAGAAACAAAAGATGGGGCTGTTGGTGATGTAATATCTGACTTCGCAGAAGCTCTACGCAAAGCTATGGGTTGTACGTCTGATGAATTTTATGATAAATACCAAGCTATGAAAAAAGCAGAGGCAGAATTCAAAGAAGTATATGAACCATTAAAAGCAGAAGTTATTAAATTACACGAAACACAAAACTTACCAAAAAATGTAATAGTAGGTGGAGCAAAATTAACTTATGTTTCTCCTAGTACAAGAAGTACAATAGATAGTAAAAAACTAAAAGAGGAGGAGCCTGAAATCGCGAAGAAGTTTACCAAAACTACACAAGTTGCTGCGACTGTAAAATTAGAAGATATAGGAGGTAAATAATGAGTGATAGAAAAGCGTACCAACGCGAGTATTATAGAAAAAAGAAAGAAGAACGTCAAGCGTACTTCAAAGAATATTATGAAAAAAATAAAGATAGAATAAAAGCTCGTAATAATAAACATTATGCTGAAAGTAAAGAGTTACAGAAAGAAAAGAAAGACAATTATGAAAAATTTTACAAGGAGCATAAAGACGAAAGAAAAGAATATTATAAAGAGCATTATGAGAAAAACAAAAAAGAAAGACAAAAATATTATAGAGATTATTATAAAAGAAAGAAGGAGGCTCAGTCTAATGAAAACTGATTTATATGTGTATCAAAGAGTTACAGCAGACGACATATATTATAGAATGAGTAATACAGACCAACGTGGAGCTTATTTAGGTTTTGATACAGGTACAGGGAAGACTGTAACCTCCCTTTCTGTTGCTGAAAAATTATATAAAAATCATATGATAAAAGGCGTAGTAGTAATATGCCCAGTTTCAAAAGTAGACGACTGGAAAAGAGATTTAGAATACGAAGTACCTGAAATAGAAATGAAATTTGTGTCTAGTTTTCAAAGTGCTTGGAGAGAAAAAAACAAAGCTAAAATTGAATATGTATGTAAAATGGTGGACGCTTTAGTGATAGTAGACGAAGGTCATAAAATGAAGACTTATGATAGTAAACAAAGTAAATTCATACAAGCATTAAGTGAAACGTATAAACCTTATATGCTAGTGCTTAGTGCTACACCACAAAATAAAAAATATATAGATTTATACCCACAATATAAAGCCTTAGGACACCCATTATTTAATATTAAACCAAAAGATTTTAAGCAAAGATTTTGTATTGAAGCTCAAAACTGGAATTTAGTTAGAGCAGGAAAAGCTCGTTTTCCGTTCAACGAAATAGTAGGATATAGAGAAACTGAAAAAATGGACGAGGCTGTAAATGATTATACTTATTATAAAAAATATGAAAGTGAATATGATCGTCCTATTGAGATACCACAGTTATTCAAAATGACTTCTGATATGAAATATTTTAAGGAGAAAAAAGTATGGCCTAGAATGGACGAGAAATCGTTTTTAAGCGCTTTAGAAAGGGGAGACGATAAATTACTTAACGAGGATATAATAATCGCTAATAGACCAACCTTGCACCATATTTATATGCGTGAAAGTTGTAGTGGATTTATATTTGATAAATACTTAAAGGATAATCCAAAATTACAATGGTTAGAAGACTTTTTAGATGGAAATGAAGGTCGCATTGTTGTATTCACTAATTTTGTAACAGAAACTTATATTATAAAAGCATTATGTAATAAACAAAAAAGACATTGTGTCATTTACGACGGAGCGCATAAAGACTTAAAAGATTGGTATGAGCAAGACGATTGTGTTGCTATTGTAAACGTAGTAGCAGGAGGAGCAGGTCTTAACGATTTTGCTAAAACTAATATTGCTATATTCTTCTCACCACCAGAAAATCATATAGATTTTGAACAAGCAAAAGGTCGTATAGATAGAATTGGTCAAACAAAGCAACCTGTATATTATTATCTTCAAATTATGAATTCTGTTGAGCCAGCTATTTATAGAAACCTAAAAGAAGGTAAAGATTTTGATGATAGAATGTTTGAAGAATGGCTAGAGAAGGGGGAATAACTGTGAGAAGAAAGAAAAAGGAAGAACCAGAAATTTATCATACTCCGTTTGGGTCAACAACTGTAAGACCACCAGAGTATGATTTAAGCCCCTATTCAATAGAACCTGATACAATAGAAGTAACTTCATTGGGAGACCCATATAAAAGTTATATACAAAGTCCATTTACAACTGGTACTTCTTTAACTTATACAGGTTCTACTGGTGAAACCAGACACGTATATTATCCACCAAAACATTGGGAACCCTATTTAACTACGCTGGATTACGAAGATTTTATGAGAAAAATTGGAAAAGAGGAGGAGGCAAAAGTGAAGGTAAATGTAGAAAATTTCAAAGGCAAGTATGTATGCTGTGTTAAAGATACACCTGATTTATTGCCAGAAAAGATACTCGTTACTTTGTCTGCGGTAAAAGGTAGGTTAATGATGGAAATTGCACCCATTCATATAAAAGAATTTCAATGTAGTATGACCCCCGCAGTAAGGAAAAACATAATTCAAGCTAGTAAACGAGCTAGAATGTATGGAAAGAAAATGCCAATTATTGCTCGTTTTGATGAATACGGTAGACCGCTTCCTGAACAGATAGAAATAAATGACTCACCAGGAGTTAATTTAAGAATTTTAGACCCAGCTGATTATGGAGAATTATATCTTGAATTAGTTGCTATTGAATTTCCTAATAATGAGTATAAAGTTGCTAGAGACTGGACTTATACAGGAGGATTTGATGAGGGTATTCCATTCTAAAAATTATTTATGAAACAGACAACAAACCCATTGACGATTTAGGTCGATTGTGATATGATATGCACAAAGGAGAAATGAAGAATGGGAAAAATAATTGCACTTATTTTAATTTTAGTTGTTTGTGGTATATTATGGGCATTTCCACTATGGGCGGTTGTTAATTTTGTATGCTGGGCGTTCCATTTATCCTTTCATTTGAGCTACTTACAAGCATTTGCGTTATGTTTATTAGCAAGTGTAATAAGAAGTTTATTATTCAAAAAGGAGGATAAATAATATGGAATTTGTATCACCAGTTAATCCAAAAAATATTTGGACTTTATGTTTCAAAGACAGAGACGAAATGAACAGAATATTTTATGAAAACAGACCAATCGACCAAGAGGCTAGATTACACGGAATAACAGAATATATTTCACAAACTATTTATATTGATAAAGATTTAGACGGCTTTCTTTTAGGAAAAGCGTTAAGACACGAACTTACACACGTTTACTTATGGGAAACAGGACAACAAGATAGAGTTTTAAATGAAGAAGAAACAGCTGATTTTATGAGTGTTGCTGGACCAGTTATATGTAAATGTGCTGATAATTTAATGCTTAGACTAAGAGAGGGGTTATATAAAAATGGGGAATTATAAACCACACAAAGAGAAAGCTATTGAAAATGAAATTAAAGAATATATAACAAGTCTAGGTGGATTATGTTATAAAATTCACGGCGGAGACTTATATCAAGAAACAGGTATACCAGACTTATTATGTTGCTGGGGAGGATTATTCTTCGGTATAGAAGTTAAAGACCCAGGAGGAAAACCTAGTGCTATTCAATTAGCACAAGGAGCGAGAATTAAAAAAGCTGGAGGGCATTTTATTATTGCTAAAAGTTTACAAGATGTAAAAGACTATGTATGGAAAGAGGGGTTAGTAGGACTATGAGTATGTATGACAAAAGTTATTGTGCTACAGAGTGTGAAGATTGTAGTTGTGAACGAAATATAAAATTTAATAAACCAGAAACACAATTTTATTCTATGGCTACGTTTGATGATAGTAACCCAGACAAAATGCACAAACGTTGTCCTTGGAGAATAAAGAAAGGAAGCTAATATGGAAGACAAATTAAAAGAATTAGAAAAAGAAAATCATAATATGAGAGAGCAACTTCAAAACTTTATACCTCGTAGACGTGTGCGTAGAGTTTATAAAATGTTGGGTAAAATTTTAGA